AACACCACCATCGGGAGTTCTATTACAGTTACCAGCAGCAAATTTAATGAAGAGTGCAATTAGTCCACTGATGCTACTAATACCCTTTTTAATTAAGTCAGTACCATCTTCAAAAATTTTACTTCCCGCCTTCCATGCTTCAATAATTTCTTGTGCTTGCTGAACACCCTTAACAATTGTAGAAACAGTATCAACAACTTGAAGCACTTGGTCAAGAATCTTCTGAACTTGGCAAACAATACTATCAATAACTTGTTGAACAGACTGAAGAACAAACTGTGCCTTATCAATCAAACCATCAAGAAATCCCTCTAAGATGCTGAAGATACTTCCGATAGGGTCTTGAATATATCCGATAATCTGACTGTCAATATTACATAGAGAACTCAGAATTGTTGTTACTGCTGACTGAATGGCAGTAAAGATAACAAAGGGAGCGCCAGTAGCACCACCAAGAAGATTTACAAGTTCTAATTCTTCAGCAAGGTTTGAAAGAGATTGACGAATAGCAGAAACTACCTGAGTGAATACTGCCCCAAGGAAGTTTTGAATTTTTGCCGTAAGAACTTTTGCCTTTACAATCTTTCCAGTAGTAACTTCTAGGAAGTCTCCATCTTCTGCTTTGACTAAACTACCAGCAGAATCTGCAAGGTCTTCTAACAGATAAGAGAGTTTATACTCAAGAGTTTTCCATGGACCGCCAACACCGTTAGCTGCAGGAATTGGTTTAGATGGTTGTCTTGGTTTTTGAGGATTAGAAGAACTTCCGTTAATTCCTGGTTGAGTTCCTAGATTCTTTGGAGAACCAGGACCACCTGCTTCAGTTGTTTTTGAACCAGGAATTGCTACGACATTACTATCACTCTGCCTCTTATATCCCTGCTCTTTTGTACTTGCCATTGTACTGTTTGGAGATGCTGGATTTAATGCAGAAGCATTAACACCAACACCAGGTTCCATATTTTCGCCTGTAAAAGCAAAAATCTTTTTATCTCTAGAGTCTCCAGATTTCTTAGTGCGAAGTACACCAATTACAATGGGCATCTGTGCAGATTCTCCATCCATGAAGAATCCCATAACAATAGCACCAGGTTGCAGTTGTCCAGAACTTTCACCCTGTCCGTCATTACCTGCCTGAGAGGTGTGCTGCAACACTGTTGCCCATGGAAGGTGTTTTGTAGGAAGGTCTGCTGTAGTTCCTCCACGCACATTAGTATAATATCCAAGAACTCGAACCTTTACACGTCCAAGCTCCATTGGGTCTTCATTATCTTCTACTTCACCAACCCACCAAAAAAATCCGTCTTTACCGACGAAGTTTACTGTAGGTTCATTTAAAATACCGTCAATCGTTTGCATCTATCTTTAGACTTTACATTTATTTATTCGGTCTTGTGCCACTGAGAACGAATCAGCAGTTCGGTAAACTTTTCCATTTTATTGGGATGTACTGCGGCAGGACCTTCTTGGATTGCTTGACGCAACGCATTCAATTCATTCCATTCATCAGCAGTGAGGAGTTGATTACGAACCGACTGATAAGACATTGAAGGTTTCCGAAGTACACTTTATTTTATCTGTGTTTGCTGACAAAACAAGTGTTCTTAAGAATATCTTTGGGATTCCTCAATCTTTCTTCAAGTATCCCTCTTCTTCCAACCATTTGCGAGTCAGTGGAGTAATTTCATAGTCAGTCCACATAGTACCAGCAGCACAAGACTTAAGTGCTTTCTGTGTCATACCAGCAGTCTTTCCTGCCCACATTGCTTCTGCTTCCCAGGGAACTGCAGATGCTGGATAAGTCTTTTCTGCAATCTCACGCCAGAGAGGAGGAACATCTTCTTCATTGTGAATGATAGCAATCATAGAGTTCTTGATAGAACCTGCCATACAATCTTGTGCTGCGTGCCATCCTTCGTGACGCATTACACTCATCAATGTACCATAACGTTTGACAAGTGTAGCATTAAGATAGAAGTTATTGCTGACAGTATGATAGACGCCACGATGCCCAGGAGGAAAATACTTCTCGGGTGCAATGAATACTTTGACATCAACCTTATCCAATGCAGCCATCATCTCATTGAACTCAGTATACACTGGGTCCATCATTCCCATCTTTTTGTAGTATTTACCTACATCTTTAGCATTCTTGATTTGCACAACACCTTCAGTACATTCTCGCAGAATCATACATCCCAAGGCATCCATAGTGTAATAACCCTTGATATTGGGTTCTGCTTTTGCTGCCATTCCATGTGCTGCTCCAAATAGAGCACCTGCGAGAATAGCATTCCAAAGAGTGTTGTTCATAGTAATAAAGTGAACATGGGCGATGAGGGATTCGAACCCCCGACATACTCGGTGTAAACGAGGCACTCTACCGCTGAGTTAATCGCCCAAGAGCGGATGATCGGAATCGAACCGACGACATCTAACTTGGAAGGATAGCGTTCTACCGCTGAACTACATCCGCACGAAACGATAAAGTTGTGTACTTCCCCAAACGAGGTTGTTATCTTCATCGTAACCTTGGTCCATAGTATGTAGTTTGTCTCCATACGCATGAACTTCAGAGACTACACGATTTCCCCTGTAACCTCTGCATCCTTCGCCAAGCAACTTGCCATGCCATGCTTGACCATCGAATGCAAATAGTATATCACATTCTGGATGTCTTGTCCAGTCCAGATGGTAATTTTCGATTACTGCTTCAGTATCAGAAAGGTATTTAATTTTATGACGCTTTCTACGATAAGGGTCTTCTGGACCGTTTGCCCTTTTGTAGTTCATAGACTCAAACCCATCATCAACTCGCTTCCATACAATTTCTACAGAAGCGAATACTGTTGGGTTTGATTGTGCTTGTGCTCTATTTGTCCAATGACCAAGTAAATAATCTTCAATCGTCATAAACTAAACATTCGGGCTGAGAAGGATTAGCGTCACAATACAGTTCTAAAGGAGTAGGATCGTGACTATCTTCTGGATGGTTTTCATGATACGCTTCTAATTCTTGTAGTTCTCCCTCAATATGTCTGCGTTGTTGAGGAGAAATAGTAGGGTCTCCAAGAATCTCTTTGTCTTTTTCTATGTGTTGTTCGATACTGTCCATGATTGTATCTTTATTATACAGTAATATTTATGAAAGGCTCAAATATTACTCTGAACCTCTCACAAGGTTATTATAAAGCACTCAGCGAACCCTGTCAAGTTAGATGGTCGAATCCTTCATCAGAAGAAGTTCTGTAACCATATTGAATCCTGTTGTTTTATGTGTTAAACTGGCAATTAAATATCTTCCACTATATCGATTATCAATTACTGGTTTCTCCCCAGTTTTAAAAGTGCCAGGAATAATAATATCAATTCCAGAACCAACGTATAAATCGAGATTGCCAGGAACTTCAATTTGAAGTTTGATTGACTTAAGTGCCTCCATTCTCATCCATTGATAAGCTTGCAATTCTACTAATTGCTCATAATTTTTTTGAGGATTGTCTTGGAACTTAGGGTCAAAATTTTGGTTGGGAAGAACAGTATATCTAACTCTCTTTGGATAGTTAATCATATTTTGGACTTCAGAGTCCATAGACTTAATTGGGTTGACATTTTTTCCACCCTTTAAGTGAGACATTCGTTTCCACTCTTCCTCAATACTGTAACGATATGCATCGACTGACATATCTGTGCTTTCACCATATCTAGAGTTTGAGATTGTATTTGGGTCAAATCCAATACTAAATCCAGACCAAGAACCATGTCTCAATCCCATCAAAAAGTTCTTCTCTTCTGGGAATACTACTTTTGAAATTTTAAACTCATCATTTTCGCCACTATCAATTTGTTTTGGGGATTGAGAATATGTGTATAACCTAGGGGCACCCTTCTCTACATTAGTTTTATTGCCAGTAGCCAAGTTCTCTTGATTATTAATATCATCAATCATCTTGTCAATAGACTTGAAATGATATCCCAAACCATTCTCAAAAAATGCAAATCCGTTCTGTAATCCTTT